GGTCTTCGTCTTCAACTTCTTTTTTAAGAACAGGGATGTCGCCAGGCTTAAAAAGCTTTTCGCCCGACTCGTCCAGCGCTTTCGCAACCAGGAGCTGCAAGGTAAAATCGGTTGCCGTATCAGACTTGGCATCCTTTTGAGCTTTTTCCCTTTCAGAGGCAGTGAGAGGCGTCACGTAAAAGGTGAACTCACTACCATCCTCAAGAGTGACAGATTGCAGAATGGGCTCAAAATTAGCAGCTTTGCGCAGTCGATCGACTGCCCTCATTGGTGAGCTGGGTGCGGGAGCGGTGGCCATAGAAAAACCTGTGGTCAGATTGAACTCTACACACAATAGCTGCCAAACGCAATCTGGCCAAACAAAAAGCCCCGCCTAAGCGGGGCCTCAAGAGTCTCCGTAAAATCAAGTAGCCGACGACAGATCGAAAGTAGGCTGGTCCACGGGGCGGAAGTTGATACTGACCTGCTGGCCGTCGTCAGGATTAACGGCGAGAGACGCAGAAGTCAGAATGACCTCCATGTAAATCGAGCGGCTGAGGGTGTCATTCAGGACACCGCCACTAAACACTTGATCAACATACAGGCGAACGCTGGCGCCAACCTGGTTACGCAGCAGAACGTCTTCGATCATCCGGTTAGCGCTGGCAGCATCTTCGTCTGTCATATAGACAGTCGCAGAGCCGTTCGCTTCACCAAAGCCAGCAATGAAAGTGCGGAAAGGGACGAACTGACCAGGCTGTTTGCCAATGGTCGTTACGTCAATTTCAGACCTGGTGATTTCAAGCGACCAATCGCGAACCTCCGCAATTGCGGCATAGTCGGCGTAATAAACTTGAAACTTGTTAGGGGCGGCCAGAGTGCCGTCATCAGAAAAGTCGAGAGAGGCGCCGCCCTGAGTAGCGGAAACAGTCATCTCTCCGGTAGTGTTGCTATACGTCAACACGTAATAGGTGGTTGCCGGGTCGAGAGAGCCAGAGCTAAGCGCAGGCATCACATTCGACGCATCCGGGGTTACGGTTGCGCCAGTGTTGGGGTTGTAGATGCGGAACTTGACAGGATCGCCAGCTTTGAAATTGAGAGCAGGCAGGAGGGTGATGGTGTCTGCGGTATCGTCGATAGCGCTTTCGACGAAGCCATCAACAGTGCCCGCAGGCTTGTAGTAAAAGGCGCCGGAGATGCCGGACAGAACGGTTGCCATGACAATTCAGGGGTAGTGGCTAGTGGGCACTGCCCAGCTAGACCCAGACTAGCGACTCACTTGACACTGGCTTGCCAGCCTGCATCAATCCTACCGATAAAGTGTGGAAAATCTTCTGACGACTGAAAAGAGGGACCATTGATTTGCCCAACGCGCACATAGGTTGAATTTGAGGCTTTTCTTGTTGCGTTTAACGCGTCAATCACCTGCTTTGCAAGTTGAACCATTTGCTGGCATCTAGCGGGTCCAGCCCCCTTGGGGCTAAAACAACGCACAATCAAGGCGCCTCTTGCGTAATCCAAAGAGCCTTCAAGTGTTGACTCTGTTGTCAGACCAAAAGTTATGTTAATGCGAACATATTCTTTCGGCGGATCAGGCGGAACTGTCGTGATATTATCAAAATAAACTGGAACCGCAGGTACTTGAGAATTGTAGGCGGTAAGTAGCGGCGCTTCGATAGCTGCTCGAATTGATTGATAGTTCATCCGACCGACCCTCCGCGAATGAATGCACGCTCTACCCCAGCTCGCAGATCCCTATTCAATCCGCCTCCACTCGCATAAGTTTCAAACCAGTCAAGCGGTGCAGTCGCAGAAGCCGTTGACTCCTCCTGTGTATAGCCAGGAGCCACATCGCCGCGAAGGCCGGGCTCTTGCTCCCCAAATCCATCTTTCCTCCTGAAGCCCTGCACGACCGGCTCTTTGACGGGCGAGCCGATAGCGCTGAAAATCGCCTCCCTTTGGTCTATTGCAATATCAGCGTCTGGGTCTGTATTCACTACTTCAAACTTATTGTTGCCTCTTTTTAGAGAGCTTTCAAACCTGCTCAAGGGGAAGTTTCTTTTATTGTAACGATAAACTCGTCCCCCTCCTCTTGGCGCTTTACCGGCCTGGCCCGCTGGCACCACGTCCCATGCCGAGGAAAATTCGCCAGTCCACGCCGGTCCAGCGTTCGCCAGTCCGTTTGCGATCTCAACTGCGGACTCTTGAACAGCTCGCGCAAGTTTTTTGTTTATGTCATCACCAAGCCTCCTGGCGATTGAAAGATTGCTTCTCCTTGCCATATCAGCCAGCCCTCCCAACAACAATGTGCATTATAGGGTTATCGCCTCGATAGCTTCTCATTGGCATGACTTTAACAGTTTTAGCCACTCCGTCCTGAAGATAACGTATAGAGTCGCTGTTTTGCGGATAGTAACCAGACAAAGACGTTGCTGCAAAAATAATTTTTACGTCGGTAATTTGATACAAGCCCTGAAGCTCTTCGGGTTTCAATTCCGCAATGACGATCTTAATTGGAATTTCTGTCGCTATCCCAGAAACCGTCCCAGTTGTTGGATTGTAAGTTGGATTGCTGCTTGCCTTAATGTAAACAGCTTCAATTCCAAACTGATCAATCAGCGGCGAGGGGATTGAAGAAAAGATCCTATCGACAAGAGCCATGGCACTTTAGAGCGGATTACTCGCCCAGCCTCCATAAACAGGAAACACTTGCCCGCCAGCAAAGCGAATACGGCGGGGACGGAAAGCGCCGCCGCCGTAATAAGGATCCACACGCGCAGTGCTTGTACGACTCAGGTAAGGCTGATGGAAGCTTGGATCAATCATGTAACGATAAAGAATATCCATAGCAAACGGCGGAATATAATCAACGCCAGTCTGAGGGATATTCTCTTCTTTGAATTTTACCTGCAACGCGCCATCGCCAAGGTTAACTTCTTTGTATTGCTCTGTTTCGCGCAAAGAAGCTCCGCCATCATTTTCAGCAACTGCGGTATATCCTCCACCTTCGCCAAGAAATGCCGCCATGTAGGCAACAGCAATTTCAAAGTCAATCGGCAAATCTTCTGTCGAAAGCTGGCGCCCGTCAACCTTGATTAAACGCGGCCATGCGAGAGATTGCGTTTCATCAATAACCCTACCCTTCCACTTCAAGGGGTTAATGGTCATTGTTGCTGCAACAAGAGTTTGCTCTTTTTGCGTATCTGTCAATGCGAGCCAACCTGTAATACCGGCACTTGGCGGCAGCTCGCCGAGAAGAGTCGTAGCCCTCGCAACGCTCAGAAAAGAGTTGGCGTTAGACGCCCCCAATGTCGATACGAAGGCCATGTGCGTGCCTCTTCAGTTAGTCCTTGGTGGTCTTGGTCTTAGGGGTGCCTACAGGCACCTTCTTGGGGCTCACAGCAGGCGCAGGCGCTGAGGCGGGGGCCGGTGTGGGCGCAGGGCAGACAAGGGGCTCGGCTTCGGCCTTGACCTCAGCTTCGGCTTTCAGCCTGGCTTCTTCTTGCTCGCGTGCAAGTCGGAAAGTGGTGATTGACATTGAAATTACTTGCTAGTGGAAAGCCCCTCCGAAGAGGGGCTGCTGTCGAAACAACAATCAGAGGTAGCAGCGAAGCTGTGTGATCCGAATGTTGCGATCATCAGTGAACACCTTGTCCCAGTTGGTGCCGGTAGAAAGCTCCGCATTGGTAGGAGCGTTGCCAGCGGCGTTGCCGACCCAGCTGATCCCATTCGGATGCACAAGATAGTGCGTCCGATTGATCAGGTAGTCGATGCCCTTCAGGGAATCGCGGTCGGTTTCCAGCGGGGTCTTGGCCGGAGCAGTTGCAAAAGCAAAAGCGCCAGGGCCAAAGAAGTAGGTGTGCAGCACATCAGCACCGCCAGTACCAACGCCAGCGTCAACCGGCAGGGTGTCGTCAACAAACACCGGGCGGCCCAGGTAGGTGCCCAGCTCAAGACGTTGAGCAGACAGGCGGGTATCGAGCTGAGAAGTGGTCGAGGCAGGCTCGATCAGGTCCAGCTTCATCAGGGCGTAGTAAACGCGGGAGTGCATCAGCACGCCGGTCAGCTCCTGGCCTGCGTCACCCAGCTTGGCGATAGCATCCACCATCACGCTCTGAGAGAGCTCAGTGGAAGTGCCGCCAACGGCGTGAGAAGAAACCAGGGGGCCACCAGTCGCAAACAGACCCTTGATCACGGAGATCAAAGTAGTTTGCATGTCGCGCACCCAATACTGACCAGTGCGACGAGCAATGGCCTGCATGGGGTCAGAACCGGCCAGCTCACCAGCCAGATCCGAGGCCTTCCAGGCCTTACCACGCATGTTGCGCACCCCGGTTTGCACATCGCCAGCCAGAGTGGCAGCAGTCAAGCCGTTGGTGTCATCAAGAATTTCAGAGTCGCCGGTCAGATCGCCGAAGAACGGGAGATCAATGGTCTTGCCGCCTTTGGCAAACTCAGCCTGGATGGCAGAGTTGGTGACCATCAAACCGGAAGTAACGAGAGCGTTACGGTTTTGCAGCTCCTCCTGCTGGTATTCCAGGAAAAGCTGAGGAATAAAGGGAATGCCAGCGAGGAGCATTGTTTTTGCCTCAAGTAAAAGCG